TTTCCTCATATGTCTTCATCATTGCCTTGACATGATCAGCAGCAATCCGCTCCTCGCTGGTGAGCAATTCCTTAAGCCAAGGATAATATTGATGATCTCCAGTGTCATTCGCGGCAAGAAAGATTCTCGTAGACGGATACTTCTGCGCGGCATCCTTTGTCAGTGCTTCGTGCTTCGCAATGAACTCGTCGTATTGCGGCCCAACCTTCTCGCGAAGCGCAGTCGTGAAAGTTTCCAACTCCTTCTGCTTAAACTCCCACTTCTTTCTCATTGCAGCTTTTACAACATCATCAAGCTTTGGATCGTTCATAGCCTTTTCGAGAACAGGAAGTGCTTTGTTGATCTGCTTCAGCTTTGTCTGCACAATACCGTAAGTAGATACAACACCACTGTACTCCTCAGCCAGGGGTTCAAATATCTTCGCAACCTCATTCGCAGCACTCTTTCCGCCCTTCACATCTTTCATGATGTTCTGCAGTACCGCATACGCGTTGTCTATGTTATTAGTCCAGGTAGTTTGCATAGCCGCAAGATGTACTGCAGGATTAGCTCCAGTACCGTAATGCAATGCTCCTCTACCCCACAGTCCCATAAGATTCTCCACACCAAATGGAAGCGCCTTAACAGCTTTCACTGCACCAACGGTGCTTCCGTAAATCTCCTTCGCCAGTTCAGCGAAGTTCGGAGTAATCATGCGGCGTGGAAGTACCTTCGAATTCCCAACAGTCCTTGCAGTAAACCCGGCTTCGTCAGCTTCTTTCACGAAGTTTGCAAGTACTTTTTTAGTTTCCTCTTTACCCATTGCCGCGAGCTTCTTCGATTCAGCAATAGTACTGAACCATGCCTTCGGCAAAGCCTTAATACCTCTCGCCGCAGCTTCACCTATAGCACTTGCTACTGATGCATGGGAATCTTCAGGAAGTCCCAACACCGCCGCGACAGAGACAGTACCAACTGCCGCTGCAGGAATGATGGCCCGCATAACTGACCCATCACTCATTTTCATCCCACCAAACTCAGCCAAATCATCAGCCACCGGAGCAACAACTTCAAGCTCCTTCTCGACAATGGGCTTCACTATCTGGCGCCACTTCGCAAACGCAGGATGTGTGTCAATCTTTTCGTCAGGAACACCTGCCTTCACAAGCGTATTGTAAATCTTTTCAGCTTCTACATTCCTGTACTCAACACTTTCAAGATTCTTAAGGTAGCTTGCTTCATCAATCTGCCCCTTGGTAAACTTCTGGAAGTCAGACATTTCTTGCGAAACGTCAGCAACTTTTTGTTCGGCGCGAACAGTCCTGGGGTTAACAGGCTCCACAGGCCTCGCAACACCTTGTGCCTTCGCCGCACGAAGTCTAGCTACCTCATCCTCAGGAACATTGACCCCAAACTTCCTTGACTTATCACCAAGGTAAGTAAGAATAGACCTCGCCTGCGCGTTCCATGCTTTATCAGAAAGATTGTCAGCAAGTACCAAACTTTCCTTTCCCTTTGGCGCAAGCCCTTGTCCAATCTCCCTCAGCACATCCGCGGAACTTTTCACTGCTTTTGTTTCAGCCGCAACCCTCGCCGCAAGCTCCGGCGCTGCTTCAGCAACTTCCTGCTTCAGCACCATAACCTTTGCGGCCTTACCAGCTTCGGCGGCTGCCTCTGCTCCTTCGTACCCAATAACATTATCAGGAGGAAGTATAGTGGTCTTCTTCTGGGCAACAGTAACCTTTGCTTCAGTAGCTTCAAGAGCCTTTCGTATAGCCCTACTCTGACTCATACCTTCCAGCGCATCACTCAGCGATTTCCCACCATTCAAAACCTGATCAGTAACCAGCACAGCCTGCTCATCATCAAGGCTTTTGAAAATCTTTTCCTGTGCTTTTCGATTCAACCCAAAGATAGGCTTCCCTTCAGGTGTCTTCCCGACAACAGTTTTCTTTGGAATATCCTTCGAGGAAAGACCAAATATCCCACCACCTCCAGCACCACCGCTCGGGGGTTCAGTGGGAGGCACATCAGTCCAAAAACCTCTAGGGCCAAACGTACCAGTAGAAGGAAGCATCTGCTGGCCAGTCCCACCAGAAGGAAGCCCAAGCTGTTGTCCAGGAGGCAACGCTAATTGTTCTCCAGTTCTCCTTGCCTGACCAAACGGATACACTTCAAAATCATTCGGCACAGCTTCGCGTGCGGAATTGTATCCCTCACCCTGCCAATAAGGAGTACCAAGGTCATCAAATTCGCTAGTTGGAACAGTTCTCGAGGTATACCCAGGAGCCCTACCAAATCGTGTAGGCCCATTCGCTTCGCCAGCCCAACCAAAAGGCTGACCTTCCACCGGTGACTTCAGCAGCAATCCATCGTTAACCTCAGCAAGCTTGTTGCGGATATCTCCACGCAACGCGCCTTCGTCAGTATAATTCTTAAGGATGCTCCCTTCCTGCTCAAAGAGATTATTAAACCACGCCTTCCTTTCAGTCTTCCCTGCGACGTTCACCAGAAGATTCTCAAGATCACCAAGCGCAGCTTTCTCTGCCCGTCTCGCTGCACCAATCGCAATGATATTCTCTGCAGTAGAATCCTTCAAAAACGTCTTCAGTGCCGCCTCAGTAACAGCTCCCTTCTCAGCTGCCAACTTCAGCGCACCCATGCCCTGCTTCGCGGCTCCCCTTGCCGCACCAGCACTAGCCAAGCCACCAAGAGCAACGGCCGCAAGCTCTCGCTTAATCGGCTCATCCTCTCTAGCTTTGTACCAATCGGTCTTCCTTACTGCATTGCCAATCAACGTATCAGGAATACTCATCGCAACGCCAGCAAGAACAGCACCAACAAGCTTACCCTGCGGCGGGGCAGAGCGCATCAAAAATTGCCCAGCCTTCTCAGCTCCAGTCTTCAGCAAAGCCCTTCCAATAGCTTCACCAACGGGCTTCCTCAGTACATGCCCAGCAGCTGCAAAGCCACCCCAGATCGCCGCGTTCTCACCAAACCCAGTCAATCGGTCTTCAATAGGCTTTTGCTTTTCCTTCTCAAGCCACTGGTCATACCCTGGCGCAGCAGCAACATTACCACCGCCAAAAATTGCTGTATCGCTTTTATACTTATACCTGTGAATATCATCTTCAACAGTCGCACCTTCTAACTCTCTCGAAGGTGTTCCCTTCACTGTTACTTGGTACGCAAGATCCAAAAGCTGCTTCTCGTCAGCCCCAGCATACTCCTTATTCCTCAGAAGCGCCTTGTAATTATCCCTAACCACAGGCATAAGTTCCCTGCGCGGATCGTCTTCGTCAAACGCCGCATTAACAGCTGCGAAGGCCGTGGGATGCTTCGAGCCCTCGATCTTCTTTCCAGCTGGAAGTTGCGCCGCAAAGTACTGCGAAACACCTTCACCAATCTTCTTTTCGTCAAAAGATAATTCTACTTTCTTTTCGAAAGCCTCATTGAGCTTTTGCTTTCGCGCGCGGAGTTCTTTAAAAAGTCCCCCTCCCTCACCGAAATCGGGATCAAGCCCGGACATGCTCATTATAGCCATTTACTTCTCCTTTAGAGAAAGGTCAATTATTGACTTTTCTTAGCTGCACGTTTAACTGAAGGATCGAATAAATAACTACTGATACGTTTCCCTATTTTTCTACCTTGCTTGATAGTCGGAATAAGGTCATTGTAGGGGTTAGGTATTCCAGTGCCTTCTTTAATGTACTGCCCAATAATGGATGCACGAGAAACATTCTCCGGTTCCATTATAGCTGAGGCCGCAGTAGGAGTTGGTGTCGCGACTAGATCAGATTCAACAGGTTTTCCATCTTTAAGATATTTTGAGGTTTCTTTAAAGAGATCTTCACTCAGCTCAAAACCACTTTCAGCTGCGCCGACTCTAGCGGTAGCAGCACGCTCTGCCATTGTTAGCTTGTCCGCAGGTTCTCCGTACTTTTTATACCTGTCAGATGTCTGTTTAAAAATATCTTGATTGAGATTAAGCTCTCCCTTCCCAAGTTCAAACTGCTGATTCTGCCCTCTCTTATATGCTGCTGTTCTTCCCATGTCAGCGGCAAAAGAAAGCTGATGCCCCATCCTCGCTACTTCGTTTGCATCTTTTCTAACATCAATTTCTCCAAAGCCAAGTTCCTTTGTAAAGTCTTGTCCACGCATTGTGACATCTCGATCAGCTGCCTCGTCCAAGGACTTTCTCGCGGCTATAGCCCTATTCCTATCATCCCGCGTAGCCAACAACCCACCTATGTCCTTGAATGGGTTTCCAGTCATAGGGTTCTTTCGAAAATACTCATTCACTCTTGCTTGAGAGGAATCAGCCTCATACTGAACTTCTTTCTTTCTTTTCGCTGCCATTTAATTCTCCTTAGGTTTCAGCGGTAATGCTGATGCTTTGAGATTCACTGTGCTGTTCAGAAAGCTGTTCACCATAGCTGTAACTAAACCCAACATTCTGACCAGTGTTGTGACTCGACGATATACTTGCTTGAACGTGCAAAGCTGATAGACCACTTGCGACAATCTGAGCTTGGAGATTTCCCCTTGCTTCTGCTATCCTTTCAACAAGTTGATTGGTAGCAATTTGAGCTTGTACTTTTAATTTTTCTTCTTCAATCGCAGCGGTAGTTTCTACCTCAAAAACACTAACCTGCATTTTAATACTTTCTGCAATAGCAGAAATTTTAGCCTTAATACCCTCTACAGTTCCAATATACGCGCGGACTTCAGTTTCGTACACTGACGCTTGCGATTGGTACACAGCAGCTTGCGCTTTATATGCCTCAACCTCACCAAGGAAAGCTGAAACCTTTGCTTCTACAATTTTAACAGCAGCCTCTACTTGGGCTATCCAAGTTTCAAATTGACCTTTGTAAAATTCAAGTCTTGCTTTGTTTCGTGCAACAATATAGTTTTGCGCAATTTCAATGTACTGCGCAGCTAATTCTCCAGCTTTATGTTTGTTTTGCTGGGTAAGGTCAAGATTTTTTTCTGCGATTTTTGCTGAAATATCCGCCGTGCTTTTAAGATATTCCCCATTAAGCTGAAGGAGTCTTGCGTCAGCCACACCAGCTGGAACTTCAAATCCTCTGTCAGCAACAGAAGATTCATAATCCAGTACAGCCGCACTAAATTCTTCTGAAAGTCTTGTAATGGCTGCGTCGAAAATCTGAGCTTCAGTAGCAGCTGGGATTGCCGGACTTTCACTAGTTAACCATCCGACTACAGCTTCTACGAAAGGAACTCTAAGCTCTACCTCGCCTTCTTCCCACTCAGGCATTGTCCCAGTTGGTTTACCCTCTGGCTCAACATACTCTACGGCAAAATCTCTAATAGTCGCTGTAAACGTAGCATCAAACGTAGCAGTAAATGCTGGAATGTCCGCGCCAAGTTCTGGTACTTCGATACCGGACGCCGCGATCGCTCCTACGCTAATAGGGGAAAGTGCGGATTGCATTTGTTCAAGCGCATCGTCAAATTCTGCTTTGGCAGAATTAACAAATGCAGACACAACGTCAAAGCGTTCATCAACAATAGACCTAGCCTGAACACCTGGCTCAGACTGGCTGGTATTGAATGTTATTCCTCTAGGGAGTGAAAATTCTACTGCCATTTTAAACCTCGTAAGTTATTTCGGTAGTGAGTAAATCCTCCGAAACCTTGCCTCTGACATCAGTGATACGTTCAAAAATTCCAAAAACTTTATGGTAAAAAGTTTTAATCAATTGCGTTTGCTCAATTCCTGTTTCGGTTAGTCTAGTTTCAATTCTCTTTGAGTAAGGGGTTATTATAGCTTTGAGGCTCAATTTTGATATATCATTTCCATCAGGACTTGCAACTCTTATTCCCCAACTTGGTTCAATATAAAGCCAGCCATTAAGGTCAACCCAGTACCGAGGACCACTTGGAGTGGGTGAAAAAGTAATCTCGCGTAAACCAACTCTATCACATTCTTCAAATTCCAAAGGGCCATCAGCGAAATTAACCAGCAGTATCCACGACGCAACTTTATCGGTGTCCGACGGTCTTACACACTTTGAAAGTACAGCTAGACTTGAGTCGTCAGATAATTCATAAAAGTTGTACAGTCCTGGAGGAGTAGACTTTAGAATTGCGCCTGTAAAATCTTTAATTACAAATACTCCAGTAGCAAGTTTATCCACAAAGTGAAGATGATCCCAGAATACTCCAACGCACTCAACACATGGAATAGTTAATGCTCCTGCATATATCATTGTCTTGGTAGCGATTACAGTACCGTCATGTGAAATATATACTGGTTCTTGATCGGTAAACCCAGCTTGTAATTGGTCGTAACTATGCGTCACTGAGTTATACCTATAAATACCATCTCCAGTAGTAGCACCCTTAACAACGATAGTTTCCCATTCTTTTGAGTGGTAAAAGTAAGTATCAAAGTCAAAGCCGCTAAAAGTAAAAATGCTTTCAAGCACCACCACGCCAGCCTCAACTCGAATCTCATACACACTAATTGTACCAGTTTCGTTATCAGCAGGGTGCTGCACTACCATCCCAGGATCTGGGTCAGTGTACCCAAGTGTTGTATTTTTATATAAAAACTTATTACAGGAATGGTTCCACCCAAGAATGTGGGAGATGAAAATTTCCTCTGTGGTAGTTCCTTTGTACAGTACATTATCTTTTACATGAAAGATATTTCCGTCGTGATGAAAAGGAGTTTTTGCTGGGAATGAAAGACTGTGAGTGTTTGCTGTTAAAATGATAGAGTACCAAACCAATTCGCCAGCCGGTAGAATCGTAGTAACAAAAACAGTATTTCGCTTTGCGCAGTAGAGTGTCGTAGCAACACACGCTGGATACCACTGGTCGCCAATACTAAAATTGTCACCGTTATCCAGAATACAAAGCGCGTCATTCCTTCTAAAGAAATGGCTTATTAAAGTTGTAGTGTGCGTATATACTAAATCCCCATACAAGACTTTAATTACAATATCAATATTGTAAAACACCTCGTAGTAATTTCTACCGTTGTACGTTTCGTACAGAGCACCTATGGTATTAGTACCAGAAAGAAAAGCATATATCTCATCACCCGCGAAATATCTTGCGTCACGGTAATACACTACAGGTTCGTGTGACACACCAAAAGCTGAGTTAATCCAAAAGTATGTATCACACCATCCGGCTGGAGAGAAAGAAGGATAATTTATAGCAGCGTCAGCGGGTGTAGTTTGTACTACCTCTAACACAGTGTTGTTTTGAAAATCACCTCCTTTTACAAAGCGTAGCATTCCACCTTTTATTTGAGCTGCTGGTCCTGCGTTAAACGCAGAGTATGAATCAGTATGCTCAAGAACAATGTCAAAGTTCTCTGCCCACACCGAGTTTCTAGTACCAATTTCCCCACTACGAGGAACGGTTATAAGTTTTGATAAGCTTTTTGAGTGTATCTCATAGAAATATTTAAGCTGGTAATTTCGTGGAAATTCCCCTTCATGGTATTGTTCGTCAAAGAAAGTTGATGCGGTATCTAGGATAGTACCATACACATACTGCACTGTTTCCCCTTTATAGAAAGGAATAATTGCACCGTCAAGTACAGTAAACGCACCAAGATTTCCACTAGTGCATAAAATATCACCAGCTATTTTGTTCCATACTTTTTTCTCAAAAGTAATTTTTCGTTTATTCCTACCCGCTGGTGATGGAAACGCCCCAGTAAGCACAACAGTTGTAATCCCAAAACAATAATTAACATCAAGTAAAACTTCATTAGAAAGCTCTATATGCAAAGCATCCTGATGAAGTCCGCTTTTAAGTACGCGATTGGTAAAATGCGTTGCTATTGTTTTTGCAATACCAAGCTTTTCTTTCGCGACATCAGCGTTTCCTTGGAAAAATATATTCATCTGCGTCGCTGCGGTCTTGGAATATACACAACATCAATACTCGAAATTGAGAAGTACCCACCAGCTACATTAGAAATCTTAAATTTAAAATAGTCTCCAGCATCGTCAATTGCGCTCAAGCCAATTTTAACGCTTTTGGCATTTTCACATACAACTGAGGTGTACGAATTTGTCAGTACGTCATCAGCATAAACATCAACTTTTAATTGCCCAGTAATTAACCCATTCAGTAAGATCGAACGTAAACCTTTCTTACCGATATAACCAAAATCGCTGTTAGGAGTAGTAAATTCCGCAGCAATTTCCTCGGTGCCGCTTCGAGTTTTTTGTAACTTAAAAATCCCATCAGCATTCGCAAACAACAAGTCACCATTAAACACTGCAAAAGAATTTGCACCTGACGTAAAAAACTGTGTGTACGAGATGTTATGTAAGTTACAATACAGCGTAAGATTAGCCATTATATCAGCCCCCTAGACGGATCGTACTTAAACACAATTTCGTCAGTTGTTGTAAAGTCAAATGGCTCTCCGTTGTACGCAACCCCAGAAACCCCAGCGGCTGGTAAAATAATTTCTCCAGAACCCGTCATGATTTTAAGTACATGAGATTTACCAGACACCTTTAACTTCGGCATAGGAATGTGCATTCCACCAAAGTTTTCAAGGATTACTGTTCCTTTAATTCCAAGCTTACCAAGCGAAATTGTACCGTTAGCAAAGCTTTCAGAGTACGATCTACCGTGAAGTTTTAAACCAGGAAAAACTATCCTACCATTCGAGCGAACATTGGCAGTTACATTAAGTTTTGGAAGTACAATTCCTCCCATGGCAGTAAATTGGTTTACACCGAGTCCAGCAAGGTTGAAAAGTGGAATGGAGATAATACCGTAAGACGCGCTGTGCCCAGAACCTGAAACTTGTACTACTGGAATAAGTACAGAACCTACAGCATTGTCAACCGGTGCTTCAGCAATATCCAGTTCAAGACAAGGAAGCCACGCTGCGTCGCCTTGTATGACATACCCGCAACTTCCTTTTGTTGCAACAAGATGTGCATGTACTCCGCTCATCTCATACATACCGTACTGAATAGAACCACCACGGGCAACAGGTCTTACATCCCCATCAGTATGTTCTGATTCGTCAAATCCTTCCCAACACACATCACGTGTCCAACAAGGACGCCCACCGCGCCAAGGCCATTCTGGCCAAAGCTCAGTACTATACGCAAGCGATACCTGATGAACCGTCTGTGGGATTGTATCCCAGTAAAAATCAGTAGCATAAAAATAAGGATGTGTACCACCATGTGCGTAGTAAAATTTTTCATCAACTGCTTCACATACAGAGCCCGAAGGAAGAATATACTTATTATATAACCCAATCATCGAAGGATCAATAACAAGTGTACGGTAAATTAACTCATTCCACTCAGAATCCGCGCCAACGTACTCATTACACCAGGCGTCAGGCCAACCACCCCAAAACATATTAGCCTGTCCACCGAGCAGCCTAACCTTGTACGAGTACGCCCCAATAGACACTCGTCTGTTTTGGGTCACAGGCGATGCAACACCCCATCTGTCAAATTGAGTATCAAATCCGTTACGCCAAAAGCTTGAATCATTCGTAGGCCAAGCAAGGTCATTCCCAAACACTGCTCCTCTGCGATAAAGTCTTGCCCACTCTGACCAACCAAATGGAGTTTTAGGTACAAAAAGATACTTACCCTTAAAGTAAAACTTCATCCAAAGATTAGAGACAGAATCGGCATACTCCGCATTAGACTCGTAAGCATAGTAATAATCAGGATGCGACTCTGCAATTCCCACAGCGCTTTCAAGGTTAGCTGCTGAAATAAAAGAAGAAAAGGACCCGAAGTACCCAGTATCCCTAAGACTATCCAGGGTAAGATTAGATTCATCAGGTCCATGTCCGGTAACTGCCATGATGCAGCTCCTTATGACTTAGGAATTTGCAGATCAAGAGAATCGAAAATTACTTTCGTACCAGAGGTAAGAGCAGTAGAAACAAACCGCAATTCCCCAGTACTCATGCCGCAGTCGCAGTCGATCCTTACTGCCGTTTCGGATGCACCAGTAGTCCGGTTGACATCATAAATTCTTGCCCATCCGGCTGTCCCGCCGAGTATTGGAATAATAGACCACTCCTCTTCAGACGGCTTCGGACAAACACCAGCAACCGCTTCATCCCAATTCAAGCCATTAGTACCAGTAACAGGAGTAAACTCTGCACCATTCTTTGTGATGTACCCAAGCAAAGTACCAGTCTCAGCGGCATCACTACTTTCAGGTTTTGAACTTGTGAACACTCCAATAACGGCGTTCGCTAAAATACTCCGCAATGAACCAACATTAGACAGCGCATTAACAGCACCGGTGGAAAGTCTTACTGACATTATTCTACCTCCAAAGAAACCATAAGGTTATTTCTAAACACCACTGACGCACCAGCGAAAATTTCATTAAACTCTAGTTTTCTATCTGAAATGCTTCTAACAACTCCAGCATCGTCACCGATAAAAATATCAGTTTGTGATACCCACACAGCAGCTATACCACTTACCCTGTAAAACTCTGGCAACGTCTCACCGTCAACAAGCTTTGCGGTATCAGCTACAGCTCCACCACCAAAAGCTACTGTTTTCTTTACAAATTTTTCCTTGCTTTCCCCAAGAAGAAAAATAGTTTTATCCTTAAGGAATAAATAAATTCCAGTATCTATACTAATCGCATCTATAATTTCAGATTCAAACTGTATGTATCCAGACGCAAGATTAAAACTCCGTGGGTCAAAAGGCTCACTTTCCCAAAGGACGTTATCTACAAAACCGTAAAGTCTACCAGTGTGTGTAAAAATCTTTTTAAACTTTACTACAGGCATCCCCATCTGGCGTGTATCACCTTTTCGCTGCCGCACAGTGGAAGCATCCCAGGAGTTGAAAGTAAATCCTTTTGCCCATGCCATTATACTTCCATTGGTCATCCACACTGCGCCAGCAAAGCTAACACAATAATTTTTAGTATTACCGTACCCTTCGTATACCAGCACTGAAGAATAATCAGGCATAAGTCTATAAAGATTACCATTACTAACGTAAAAACAATACCTCGATCCATCGCTCCACAAAGAATGAACAGCTTCTGGCTCTACAAAAAGAGGTAAAATTTCTTGTCTGACTTTTAACGCTCCAACACTATCAACCTGTACGTTAACCGCTGTTTCAAGCTCACAAAATCCTTCTTCGGTTCTATTAAGTCTTGTGCTCTCAACTGCTGTATTTAGTCCAAGTGCCCCGCGGAAAAAGGGAAAATTTGCCACTCAATACCTCCAATGGGAAGTTTTATTATGCTGCCTTCTCGCGCCGAGAAACTCTTTCCAAAGTTGAATCCCCCGCAAAAACTCTCCCTTCGAGTTATTGGTATTATTCTTATTCCCGTCAACACCATCCTCTATGAAGTCGTACAAAAGTGCAGCAACACCGTGCGCAACTATCTGCCTTTGAAGGAACTCAGGTATTACTGGAATCTGGTCAGTACCAAAGGAAACCATTTCAGGTTCATCTTGAATAACGCAAAGGACGTCAGTGGGAACAGCAGGAATTTTCTGGTACCACACGACATTCCCAGCAAAGTACACACCCTCAATCTCACCTTCCTCGGTAAGTGGATAATAATCCGCATAAAGATCTTCCAGCGCCGCATAAATCTTTATACCCTTCGAAGGATCTCCAACTGCCAGTATCTTCCCAGCAAAATTCGGCGAAAGTCCATCCACAGTCGCAAAATACTCAGTAGGATCAGTAGTAAATTGTCCCATCTTCTTCAAAGAAGGAATCTCAACCCCAGGCTGGGCGCACGCGGAGGCAACAACCTCATTCACCCTCCTTACCAGCGCCGCTGGGAATTCCTCTCCCTCTTCCGGCGTAAAGAAAGAATCATCCTTCACTAGAAGATATATCTCATCAATTATTTCTTGAAGTGTCATTCTTTCACTCCTTCCTTGAGAAGATGAGAGAAAGGTCAATTTATGACCTTTCTCTCTTTTGAAGGTTAACCTACTTTATGGACCCAATGCGAGACAGCTTCAGGTGAAGGCGAGCTTTTCCTGCGGTGATTGCGGAGCCAGACGACAGCGTTGCAAAGATGCAAGGAGTGTTGGTGTCAGCATTAGTGATCAACGTTCTGGGCATACCGGAGACAGCAGATTTGTAGAAGCCGATGGTGGCTTCGGTGATGTCAGTGGTGTCAACGATACCGTCCAGGGCTGTATAGGTTATGTTCTCACCATTCACCGCTGCGTCGGTGGCGATAGTACCAATACCAACGTCGATGGAAGGAGTGCCACCAACAAACGCTTCAATGATCTCGATGACAGCATCTTCAATCATATAGCATTTTCCGCACAGTCCCAGATCACCGGCAGGGGCGTAGGTGCTGTACGGGCTGAGGTTGTCAGGGACAGGATTTTTCGGAAAGCTGAAAAGCAGCGCGCCTTGGTCGTCAGCTTCTTTTCCAAAAATGTCAGACGTAATCCATACAGGATTTTCAAGTGTCTGTTTCCTGAGATCAGGACGACGATAGTCAAGCAATGCGATAGTTGCCATTTATTCCTCCGAATTAATGGATGACACTGTACAGAACCCAGACGCGAACGACGGGGTCAACAGTGGAATCGTTGTCAGCAACGGTGAGAGTGATCAGACCACCTGTATCACCGAACCATTTACCCTTGGTGACTTCCTTCATGCCAGTCACGAGTGGGGCCGCGGCAGTATTATCCATGAAGTAGTCAGGATCAGCCGTTTCTCCGTTACCGGAAAAGCCAACAGTGATAGTCCCGTCGGTTGTCTGGTCGTCAAAAGCAGTGATGATCTCAAGCCACACCCCAACCACAAAGGCCTTTTTCGGTACCTTCACTACGGCGTAGGTTTCGTCAGCGGAGAGGGTAATTTTCCCACTCCGCATGAGACGAAAGTTATCAGCCGCGCGGTTTGCAAGAACATTAATCATGTAACCTCCCAATTTTGGTTACGCAGAAACAGGTGCAGACCAAACAGAACCAGTCATCATACCGAAGTCGTGACCTTCAAACTTGACCTTGCGCGCACCCCAGATACCGCCGCCGCGAATCATAACGTAACGCTCGGCGTCACGATGGTAAGGGACAAAGGCCATGGTGGTGGACTTGGAATCACCAGCTCCGCCCCAGGCCCAAACGGCAGCCTGAGCGCCGCACAGTACAACACGACGAACGCCTGCACCGTCGTTGGTACCAGCATCGACAATGAGAGGAGCCCGCTCGGTCTTGGAAATGATAAGACCGTTGTACACAATCTCAGTCTCAGGCATGGCCAGTTTCTGGGCGGCCCGCAACAGATCTCCCCACTCACCGACGTTGGTGTTCTGGCGAAGCTCTTCGAAGGTGTAGTTGTGCATGAACACGCGGTAGTGAGCCTTTCCGCCGATCATGATGGGGCGAATCTTGTACTGATTCTCAGCGATCGGAATTTCCGCGCGCTGCTTCAGTTTGTCGAGGAAGCCCAGGTTGATTGTGTTGGCACTGGTAAGGGCAGCTTCGTTGGCAACGCCATCAGCAATAATGTGCCGATGTGCTGAAGGAGCGTCAATCGCCTGGGCGAAATCACCACCAGCAATCTTGTAGTTGGAGTTACTAAACAGCAGGTTGATGATGTAGTCGCTGAGCTTGGAAGCCCACCATTCCTGCAAAGCGTCTTTGCCTTCCTGCATGAGGTTGTACGGCACACGCTGCTCTTCCATCTTACCACCAGTATCGACGGCGTGGTTCAGCTCTTCCACACGGCACTTGAAGTTCCTGAAACGCAGACGCTCTTCGTTACCTTCCACAGTGTTATCACCAACAACACCTTCGCCAGTCAAAGGCAAACGGATACCAAAGGTGATCTCGTCGCCTTCACCCTTGGCGAGTTCCTTCTTCATCTGCACAACGGAGTTGGCATCAGAACCAACAATAGAGTTAAACTCCACCGCAGGAAGGACGACAGAGAAAAGCTCTCTTGCCCATTTCTTCCTGGTCAACGGGTCATTCGTCAAGAAGCGAGTAGTAGGATCAGCCATAAAATGGTCCTCCGAGAAAGGTCAATTATTGACTTTTCTCCGTTTGAAATGTTACTTCAAGTCCCCGGACAAATACCGCTGGTAAATGTCTTTTGGAACTTTGACAAGGTCTTCTTCACTCATGTTGTCGATGCGAGAAGAAGTCCACCCACCACTTTCCTCGTTAGAGGCAGGGAAGTTGGAGATGGTAGCCGGTGCGGTTTTGGGCTTAAGCTCAGCTTTCGGTTGAGCTTTAGGAGTTTCAGGTTCCTCTTTCTTTTCCTCTTTCGAGGCAAAGTCCGGATGAAACGCCTTGATTTTTTCGTACATAAAGCGGTAAGGATTGGGCATTGCCCAGATCTTTGCTGCGACTGCATCAATGTAGTCCTCAGCCTTACCTCCCTGCTGCTGCGCAGTAGCGAAAGCATACCCTTCAACCATGTCATCGAAGCGAGACTGGGACACAACAGTGTCTACGTCCTCAAACTTCGGATTTATTCTCATTGTCTCGAGGAGAGTTTCGAGCTGGATCGCGCGGAGGGTATTGGCCTTTTCCGCTTCAAGCTGCTCTTCCTCGTCAGGTTCCTCGATGTAGCCCTTTTCTTTCAGTTCGCCTGTGGACTTCTCCACTTTGGATTGAAGTTCCCTAATACGACGGTTCTGTTCTCGGAGTAGGATACGAAGCTGAGATACTTCATCAGTACTCTTTGACGCGTCTGAGGCAGGATTAGCTTCGGGTGTAGGATCAGTTTCAACAGCAGCCTTTTCAGGTGTTTCATCAACCTTCTCCTCGGCAACAGTCTCGGGTGCAGTTTCAGTTTCAACTTCAGTTTTTACTTCATCAGTCGCAGCCTCAGGTGTCTCAAGAGCTTCGTCCTCAGGAACTACATCAAAAAGATCATTCAAATTTTCGCCAGCCATAATGCCTCCCACTTGTTAATTTGATTTGCTACGAGCTTTCGAAGCGTTGGTAGCTGCCTTTTCCTTTATGTCGATCTCGCGCTCTTGAAGTGCGAGTTCTGCCCTACGAAATTCATCTTCCCTTTCCTGCTGGGCAGCGATCCATTGTTTTACCTGCTGCTTGACGCTGAACGGGATGTTGGAGTATTCCATTATCACGTCAGGAGGAATGAGGTTGGGATTGTTCATAGCGAAGTCAGTGAGCCACTGAGCTATTGCCATACGCATTGTGGTGCTTTCAATTCCTTCTTCGACGTAGACGTCAAACTCTCCAGCGGTAATGTCGTTGAAACCTTGCACTTGCGGGTTGACTTGAGTATTGACTTGCGCCAGCATCATCCCATTTTCCCCTTCAATCCTAACTACGGTTGGCTCATCAACGTACTGCTGGATAAGGGAAAGGAGCTTCTTGGTTATTAACTTTCTGGACTTACTGAAATTGTGAAACAAGACATAAAGGACTGCGAATCCTGTTTCCTGCCTCATCCGCACGGTGACGCCAGGTTCCCTTGAGGATGTCTGAATCCCCATCATAGAGTCCTGGATACCACTGGAGTCTTTCATGCTTTGAACAAAAGTGTCCCCGAGCATGGTATATACTGGGCTGATTTGAGGTTGTTCGGTGAACTTTACCCTTCCAAGCCCACCAGCGGTGAGTTCCATATGAAATGTTGGGTCGCTCCCGCGCTTTTCGTATTCCTCGATGTTGGAGATTGCCCCACTCTCGTGCATTAAGATTCCCTTAGGAGCTGTCTGCAGGAGGTGCACTAACTGGCGTCGCATGGTATTGAGCCCTCGCTGAGGGTCCTTCATCATAGTGATCGCGCCGAACCAGTTGTTGAGGTTGTCATCCTTATACGCGCCAATGAAAACAAAGGGAAAGTCTTCGTGCCAGTAAGTATTTTCCCCGTGTGAAAGAACTTTTGCGCCGTCAATGATAGCGAAATATACGAATTTCTTAAAACCAGGAACAGGGTTGGGAACTTGCACTTGTTGCAGTCCATTCTGTAGTACATCTTCTCCATTACTTATTGCATCGTTTATTTCTTCAAGGGAGTCAACATATTTTTTCCATTCTTTCTTTCGAATGGCTTCAGGCTGACCTGTGAAAGGAGAAATAATCCAAAAGACTTCCTCGGTTTGGCGGTACCAAAACTGTACAAGGCGGTACTTTTCAGCCGCCTCGTCCCAGAAAATAGGGTAGTCTGCTGGGTTAGCTAAGCCATTCCCTGCTACTGCGTGCTTGTCGAAATCGGGGAGAACCCTTTTGATGTCGTCTTCGTCCAGCCAGACATCCGTCCAAACGTACCTTGCGTCGGACAGGTCGTATTCTTGAAAGTTTGGATCAATCCCAAAGCGGTGGCCTTTGTGAAAGCGAAATTTTATTTCAGGTTTAAAGGGATTGTCAGCATCAACATAAAGCTCAACTAAACCCCTTCCAGCTTTAGCGACGTAATCGAAAGCTTCCATTTCGCGGTCGCGCACTTCAAGCTTCTTTTGATAATGCTTAAGAACGCCGTTCATAAGCTCGGTCAAAGGTTCGTCTTCAATCCCGTGCGGCACTAGCTGCATGTCATTTCGCACTTGCGAGGAAAGTCCCACCAGCATATCAATCTTTGGCTTCACTTCGTTGTATACTTCGCAAGGCCTTTTCTGCGCTTCAAGGGCCTGAAGCACTTCCAGTGGGTCTTGCCTTCCAGCATAGAAATCCAAGTCCTCTTTTGAGACCTTCCGAAACTCAGTCTCAGGAGTAGAGGTCTCACACCGATGAAGCCACTGAAGCAACTTCCCATGCAGCGCAATGAGATCATCCTTCTCTTTCTCAGGACTCTTTGTTTCAGCCAATGACCCTACAAACTGCGGTCCGAATCCATTGTGTTGAATATGTCTCATTTATACCACCTGGTAAGCAAAACGTCCATAGCGGGAGGAGTTAACAGCTGCCCGAGCGCGGTCGAGCTTTTTTGTGGGAGGGCTTACTTTCCCGCGATCAGTTACTTTTCCCGCCATGGGCGTAAAGAAAAATTCAGAAATACACAGCGCGTCAGCGATGTTGGGACTCATGACATTTCGGACTTTCATAGCCTTCTTGGACTCGATCTTAACAATGCCCTTTCCATCTTCTCCATCGTCAAAGCGGATAGAGGAAAGTTCATCACAGAGGGTTTGGCCTAGCTTTCCACCAGGGAAACTGTACTGCGCGCGCATACACTTCTCACGAACGCGCCACCAAAGCTCGTCTCTGAGACGATAGAATTTTTCAGGCTGAAAAGATTTATTTGCTACATTAACGCCGATAGCTTTACCGCGGAGGCCGTTGAGCTGGAGCCAATCAAGTACAGGCCCACCAACACCAATCTCATCCACGCCAAGGCGGTCAGCTTCGAAAGAAATAAACTCCTCTTTACAAAGTTGTGCGAGGATGTTGGTGTTCATTTCTTTGTATTCGTCCCAAGGCTTGATGATGTTGGATACTCGAGGAAGGATAATGCTGGAGTCAATGCCGTAGCGAGCAACATCGACGCCAATAATGCGAGGATCATCTTCGTATTCTGGAAGATCATTGTCAACGCACTGCTGGGCCCAGTGAAGAGGGATAAGCGAAAGTTCGTCATTAAGCGGAGGCTCACCACAAACGCGGATTCTAAAGGTGTTTGATTCTTCGCCGTACTTAGTTTTGAAATACTCAATCATATCCGCAGAAACGTTAGTGGACTTTCTTGAATCCCAGTGGATACGGTTCCAGAGTTTCGCTTGGATGGGGTCATAATGAGAGTCATAGAAGTACCCAGTATTCCGCGTCATATTCCCAATCAGCAGAACGCGGTTGTTTTCCTGGGTCATTGCACCTTCCAATGGGATGTACACTGGATCTGGGATACCAGATGCCTCGTCACAGACGAACAGCATATTCTCAGCGTGAAGGCCCGCGAGAGTTTCAGCCTGGTCTTCCGCAGAGCTTTTAACGCTGGCGGTTACTGCTCTAGCCCACCACTCCTTCGGAGCATCTTTGTGGAAAATTTTATCACTCTGAATAACAAACTCATCAGCAAGAATAGACTGCCTCGTCCACTTCGAGAGCTCTGCCCAAAGAATGTCATTCAACTGTCTCGCTGTAGGGGCGGTGCACATTATCTTTGGGTACGGAAAGCATGTAAGGAACCACAGCACAATCCAAGACGCAAAGGCGTCCTTGCCAGTATTATGATGTACAAAGAAATCTGAGGTTAAGTAAAGATGATTCCCAGAAAGCTCAAACCCATAATACTTCCCAACAGAAAGTTTCCTAAGATTAAACCCATAATGTAAACTACTCCTCTGAGCATTTTCAATTGCAGGAGCTTGTTTGCGTTTGATCTTTGTGGGAATTATTTCTACATTCCGTGAAATACTGATTGTCCAGTACAGTCCAGTTTTCTTCTCACCGTCCCAAGTCCAACTCTTTTCTACTCTTTTTAAGGTCGCATTAAGCCCTACAGACTGCGCAAGAAACTGAATATCTCTAGCAAGGTCTTCTCGCTTTTGTGTGATTTCAAATACTCTCTTCTCGCGAGGGTCAAGCCACCCGTCACTATCAATCAAACCAGCAAGAAGGTCAAGGCGTACTTCAACTGAATTGAATAAATACTCAACAGGTATATGCTTATTTCTGATAAGGTTGTACTCATTCAAATAGTCCAAAAAGACATTCTTATTTCCGTTCCCAGAAATGTAATGGCTTTTTCGATCTTCCTCGGAAGTTTTCATTTTCAACCCATTTGCTTTTGCAAACAGGTCAAGGTGAATAATAACTTCTGGATCAATTGAAGTAAACGCCGGACGATCTTCCCACCCATCCCCAAGCCAAAGACCCAAAATATAAGGAGGAATCGCAACTGGAAAACTTTCGTACTGCGCAACTACTTTTCGTGCTGCAAATCTTTTTTGCAACCAATCGGGAAACTTAATAAACTCTTTTACTGGAATATTTAAAATATCTCCAGTTTTATATTTTCCTTTACTCCCAGTGCAGACAAGTGACATAATATGCGAGGCATTTACAATGGCTTTCTCCCCAGAATTGTACGAAATCTCATACATTTCTTCTTCGCCAGAGTATAACTCAAGTACCTCGCGCGGAGTAGAATCATCACCAAGAAGAAGATCCCCAACTGATACGTCTTCAACCAACTTGCACCCGCCGCCGTATAGCAACACAGCAGTTCCAGCTGCATGACAACCATGCCCCGAGCGAATGGTGTGGCGTTTGTGCTGCGTAAAGGTAGCGAGAGCCTCTGCTTGTTGCGAACTTGGGCGAACGGAAATCGCTTCAGTTACAAATAACAGTGGACTTTCTTGCCACGCTTTTAATTTGTCCTTAACAAAAGAGTTCATGCTTTCCTTTATAAGAAAGGTCAATAAATGACTTTTCTCATACCGTTTGGTTTAAATAGCGTTTTCTTTTAATGTTTGCTTCGTATTTTATTTGTTCGCTAAAGTCAAGAAATGCTTCTTTTTCAATCCCTGTAAGTGTATCTATATACTTTTCACAAAGGTTGTCAAGGATAATAATTTGCCTTGGTGTAATCCATGGTGCAAAGCCTGCCATGTATGAGTCAAAAGGATTGATTTTACCGCGGTCAGAATATTTCATTACTTCCACTTCCGACTAACAACCATTTCGGCAGTTCCCCAAAGACCTTTGAACCCATCTGTCGTTTCAATGTACGGCTGAATTTTGTATTTTCCAGGCGTAATCGCAGCCCCAGCCGGAACAAGATGTCTCGCTATGTTTGGAGCTGTCGCCACAGCGTCCCACACTTCTTCCTCGGTCGTTCCAGGGCGCAAGACCCGAAGCTCACAAAAGAGTATCCCGAGAGAATCAACTGGAGTTCTTGTCTTATCGTAAAGCTGACAGTCAATGATTAGTCCCTCGACGCCTTCGTATATCTTTGCAGTGGTGGACATTGCTATTCTCCGAATTCGGTGACTTCGTAGTTTCCGTAACAGCGAAGCTCGACGTGGGTTGTTCCAAAAGATGAGGCGGTGAAATCTGTTGTTCCGGTAGATTTAAGCTCTGCCCTTGTCTGAAGTACATACTCAAGGCCAAAAAGCATTGGTGAACCAAGAACAGGACTTGAGACGGATAATCCGTCAGCGACAAGTGTATGAGTCTGCCGTAATGTCGGTGCGTCAAGCACCGGTGCAGAAACCGAAAGATTAACTGCCGATAAAAGGTGGACCTGACCAACTGCCGGAGCACCCAGAACCGGAGAACCAACAATCAAATCTACAGCAACCAAATGCTCTGCATTGATTTCAAGTGTTGGCGACCCAAGGACCGGCGCACCAGTGACCAGTCCGTCAGAGTCAAGAACATGGATCTGGCCGAGGGATGGAGTCCCAAGGACCGGAG